CATTCAGGCTCGGTCTACAACACCGCCGATCCAACGTTGCTGTACCGGTCGATCTTCGATCTGGTGATGCCGGTGGGGCACCTTCTGCACCGCCACGATGAGACGAACCCCGGCACGCTGTATCCCGGAACGATCTGGGGCCGGGTTGCCATGGGCCGCATGCTCGTGGGGCAGGACGCGGGCGACGCGGCGTTCCGCACCATCGGTCAAGCCGGGGGCGAGAAGACCCATGTGCTGAGCGTTGCGGAACTGCCGGCCCACAGTCACGGCGTGTCGTTCTGGGACGCCGACGATGCGTCCCACCAACGCGTGGCGGGTACAGGCCATGACCATTCCGAGGAGCGGACACAGGCGACCAGCGCCACCGGTGGCGGCATGCCCTTCAGCCTGATGAACCCTTTCCTGGTGGTCGCCATCTGGCGGCGTACGGCGTGAGGGGACATGACTTGGTAGGTCTGGATTGACATGGCAGGTGAATACGCGCGCATGCGCTTGTTCCAAGCGGTACGCAGGTTCTCCCAAGCCACGCGGGATTGGGAGCAGGCGGTGCGCTACATGACCCTGCCAGATGAGCGCTTCGACCTGACCAAGGTATCGGCAAGGGTGTATGGCACGCGCGACGAGGCGCTGGTCATCCAGGCAGCCGCCGGGCTCGATAGCCCGGAATTGGAGCTGACCGAGCGGCGCCTGGTGCTGCCGACTGCCGAGCAACTCGCGACGATGAAGCGCGACGCGGGATACGACCTGCCTGACGATCGGCCCGCATATGGTTGATCTCGACCGGGTTCTGTCCCAGATCCGCAGCGCCGGGCCGCAGGCCAGGGACCGGCACAAGGCTGACACCCGGCGTCGCGAGGCCGCCACAACCATCCTGCACCCCAACGAGGTGACAGGTGAGTACGACGCCGGTCGGATGCTACAGACGACGCTGGGCGGCACGGGCGCGTTGCGGGCGCTGACGCACGACGACCTGCGCAGCTTCTCGCGCAACGTCAAGACGGCGGGCCGGGCGTTCAAGGGCGGCATCACCGCCAAGGCGGTCATCGATCGCAGTGACCTGCGCGACCGTGAACTGGCGAATCGCGAGATCCATACGGCCGTGCCCGTCAGCCACAAGGGCGCGCGCATCCAACTCGTCACCAACGCCGGACCACACAGCAAGGATGTTCGGCATCACGTCCACGTCGAGCTGATGAACTACGCCAACGCGATATCGGCACCGGGCAAGGTGGATGCGATCGCCAAGGCCCTGGCCGGCGGGCCGCTCAAGTTCGACTGCGACTGCGGGCGACACACGTTCTGGTACCGGTTCATCAGCACCATCGGCGGGTTCAACGCCGGGCGCCCGGAACAGGGCTACCCGAAGATCCGCAATCCGAACCTGCGCGGCATCGCCTGCAAGCATGTGCTGCGCGTGATGCGCCAGCTGAGTCAGCCCAACGTACGAGCGGTGCTGGCCAAGATGATCGTACAAGGCCGGGCGCGGGTGCGGCAGGCGACCACGCTTATTGGCAAAGACGTGGTCCAAGACATCGCTCGCCAGCAGTTGCAGCGCAAGCACTGGAAGGCAAGTCAGGTCGAAACCGCCAACGAGAAGGCCCAGCGCCTGGGCAAGGCGGCAGCCGTTCAGCAAGTCGTTCTGCGCAAACGCGCGGCCTCGGACAGGAGGAGCGCCGGATCGCTCGACACGGACGTCAAGCGCTTCGTCACCGCCGCCCAGAAGATGGCTGCTGCCGGCGTGCTGAGCGCGAAGCAGCTACAGGACTTGCAGGACCTGATTTCGAAGGCGCGGCGTTGACTCAGCGACATAGTCTTCGGGCCGAGTGTCGTGCCGATCCCCGCCCCCGACCAAGATCGAGAACCCATGCTCGTCACCGTTTCCAAGTCCGTTACCTATGCAACCCGGCAGGTCGTTCTGCGTCACCCTAACGGCTTCCCGTGCGGAGTCTGGCGCAAGAAGGTCACACGCACCGAAAAGGACGACCTGGGCGGCGACTCGACGATGGGCGGAAGTCCCACCTTGGGTGGCATGGGCGTGCTGCGGGCCGACGACGAGACTGATATCGACTACCAGGAATTGGGCCAGGCACGCATGCTGTTGTGCGGCGTGTTCCAGTCTGCGGACATGAACGAGCGCAGCGACGCCCACCTGCAGCCGCAGTTGCAGGAAACGCAGATCGTCAGCGTCGCCGAACCCGACGCGGCTGACTACTTCGAAGTGAACTCGGGCGACCTGGTCATCCAGGATCTGGGGCTGGGGGTACTGTTGGCCTACGACGTGGCCACGGTCGTGGGCAGCGTAAACATCCCGCCCTTCGTGCGCCGGGTAGTGCTGCAGCCCCGCGACGATTTGCACGCGCTGGAGCCGTTTGCGAGCTTGCCGTAGGTGCGACGCCCGCTTGGCGCCGTGGTCAGCGCACCGAGCCCGGGGCTCTTGCGTTTGCCTGGTTGGGAAAACGGCCCAAATCACCCTCGCGTGCTATCCCTACCTTGAGCCCCTTTGAAAATTCGAAGGGAATGGCTCTTGCACGCCATCAGTTCCGTCAGCTCCATTGCTTCCACCAACAAGGTCCGCGCCGATCGACTCGTACCTGGCATGTTCGTCAGTCTGTTTGGTCCCACCGTGCGAGTGCTGTCTGCCGCACTCTATCGGGATGGGACGGTGTTGTGTCAGTACGACGTAGGTAATGGGTCACTTGAAGCAGCTGAGCCTAGCGGCAAGATTTGGCTGGACGCCGACGAAACGCTTGAACTCGTGGCGCCCAGTTGCCGGCGCAAGCGGTGAGCTAAGACTCGATCAAGGCACGCGTCGCGTCGTTGCCGAACGAAATCGAGCCAAATTTGAGCCACTTGTGTGGCCGACCTAACGGCTGGATTCGTACACTCTCACCGGAATACCAATGACGAAGTCAAGGGAGACAGGGATGGAGCAAGTGGTTGAACAGGTGGTCTTCTGGCAGCACAGGATGTCGGCGAGCCAAGCGACGAGACTCGCGCGTTTGCATCATCAAACGTTTGCCATTGCTGGTTGCCGTCAGTGCGATGGGCGATGCTGCAAGGATTGCGCTGAGAACGAAGGCTATTTCCAAGAGACTGAACTCACGCGCGCCGGCCTGAAGCGATTGAAGGCCGAGTACGGGTTTGACCGCGAGACGGGGTTTCGTGGCCCGAACGGCTGCCGTGTGCCTCTCGACGAGCGGTCACCGACCTGCAACACGTTCTATTGCGGATCGGGGCTGAACGCGTTCCCTGAGATGCACACACCTGCGTACGACCTGCCGGCGACACAGCGGTGCGCTGCGGTCAAGCTGGCCGGACATCTGCTGCGTGCCTTCGAGAAAGCCGACGAGTGGGTCTGACGAAGGCGACGGTTAGCAGCACACGCTGATAACCACCGTCAGGTAGGGTGCTCATGCCATCCTGGTCCGAAATCGCAATCAATCCGACAGCAGAAGCCGTCGCTGAACTCCGCGAATCGTGGTCGTGGCTCTTGGGCGACGACTGGCGGCCCATGCTTTTCTCGGCAGTCGGCGACGTCTTCCTTCAGCTTCGTTCTGGCACCGTTTGGTGGCTGAGTACTGCCACAGGCTGTCTTGAGCACGTCGCCGAGTCGGAGGCAGACTTCATTGCGAAGCTCTCAGGTGAGCAAGTCGACGAGTGGTTTCTGCCCGGACTTGTCGAATTGCTCCGGTCAAGCGGCAAGCACTTGTCGCCGGGCCAGTGCTACTCGTACACAACGTTGCCTGTGTTCGCCGAGGGTAGCTTCTCCGTCGAAAACATGTTTCAGATTGACGCGAAGGAGCATTTTGGCGTCACCGGGCAGATCATGAAACAGATCCAAGCCTTGCCCGATGGCGCCAAGGTTTCCATCGAAGTTGAGAAGTGGGCCGTTGCTCGCCCGCGGAGCGCCCAACCTGTTCGTCGAGGGGATGAAAAGATGTCGGTCCTATGGACGCGGGTCGTCAACAATCGCGATCTTCCGGCAGACCATCCGAACCGGTACTTCCACAACGTTGGAACCGGGGTTGTCGAACGTCACAACACTTCTTGCCTGACATTTCTGCCTGTTGGCGACGAACGCAGAAGGCCTCTACGCCCTGAGTGACACCCCGGGCCGCGCCCCATATATTGAACGTTAAACATCGTCATGCCGTTTTCCTTTCGCTGCGTGTCTTGCGGCCAAGTCCATGAAGGCATGCCTAGCTTTGGTGCTGAGGCGCCGCTGAACTACTACACAGTCCCAGAAGCGGAGCGCGAACGACGCTGCTTCCTTGGGTCCGACGACTGTGTCATTGATGAAGAACACTTCTTTGTCCGAGGCTGCATCGAAATTCCCGTACATGGGGAGGCAGAGCCACTCGTGTGGGGAGTTTGGGTATCGCTCAGTGAACAAAGCTTCAAAGCGTGGGTCGATTCATTTCACGAAGAAAGACGGTCGCACATCGGGCCCTTCTTTGGTTGGCTCAACGCCTGGATCAAGCCGTACCCCGAACCCATGAATTTGAAGACTCAAGTTCACCTGCGAGATCACGGAACAAGACCGTACATCGAACTTGAGCCCACCGACCATCCCCTCGCCGTCGAGCAGCGCACTGGAATTTCGGTTCGTCGAGTTGCAGAGATCTATGCCGCCATGGTTCACGGCGATAGCGCCTGAGGCGCTCATCGATAACCGGTGTAGCCAGCGAACGCCTTACTGATCGGGAAAATCTTCCCCGACCACTGACGATCTGCCTTTGACACTGCCGTCCCACCCCTGTGACTGGCAGACCTTGTGCAGATTCCCTCGCAGATCATATACGACTCCCTGGCCTATGCCCGCATCGATGCGGCAGCGCATGAGGCCGCGACGGGCCACAACTTGCGCCCGCTGCCCAGCCAGGCGCAGCAGCGTGCCGGCAACTTCAAGAAGGGTCGCGCCGAACTGCACGGCCTTCAACTCGTCATCGAGCACCCGCGAGGCACGTACCGCTGCGGCGTGAGCCCCGATGGCGTGGCCTGGTCCAGTCGCGTGGCCGCGCACTATGGCTACCTGTCGGGCACCCGTGGCGCGGACGGCGACCCGGTGGACGTGTTCGTCGGTCCCTTTCCCGAATCCGAATCCTCGTGGGTGATCAACCAGCGCCACGCGGACGGGGCGTTCGATGAGCACAAGGTCATGCTCGGCTTTCACTCCAAGGACCAGGCGCGCGCTGCCTACACCGGCTCCTACGCGCCGGGATGGGCGAGGCTGCATTCAATCGTTCCCATCCGGATCGACCAACTTCGCGCGTGGCTGCGCGCGGGCCCCAGCGGCGAACTCACGTCCGAGCAACTCAACAACCAGAGCGCCATCATGGACCGCGTCAATCAGGCCTCGACCGGCCAACCCGTTCACTTGTCCCCGAATCGCTGGATGTACGCGCTGCGCGCCGCCGATGCCGACGAAGGCTTGCTGCTGGATGCGGTCACGATGGACGAGCTGATGGGGGCACCCGAATGGGATGGCCAGCCAGTGCTTGATGCGCTGGTGGTGGAGGTCGGGCGGCTGCAGCCGAAGATGGACGCCTTGCTGCGCGTGATGCAAGTGGCAGGGCAAACGGTCAAACCGGTGTCGGTCAGCATCAGCGAGCCGGTCAGGGCGCGGGGCGTGCTGAACGTGATGGCGCTGTTCCTGATGGACGACGGCCAGACGGTGAGCCTGTGGCTGCACAACCCCGACGCGACACCCAGTCGGCTGGCACCGATGGATGAGCTGATCAGCTGGAAGTGGATGCTCAACAAGCGCGACGTGACCATCGTTGTCGCTCCCGAGCGAGGCATCGAGCTGGACGCCAGGGAAGTGGCCCGCCGCCTGATGCGCCTGGTCGACAAGAACTCGGCCGCGTTCAAGAAGGCCAACGAACGGGCCGCAGAGCACGCCGGCCAGCTGCGCTCCCTCGACGCCGAAATCGCTCAGCTCACGGGTGAACTCGGTGAGCTGCAGCACAAGATCGAGGTCGCCCGCGTCGCATTCCTCGACAACCCCAAACAGGCTCTCGCGCCGATCGAGCCTGGCACGCCTGAGTACGTGGCCTGGGAGGACGCGGTCACCACAAGTGTCGAGGATGGGCTGCAGACGACGCGCTCGGATGCTCAAGGGCAGGTGATGCTCTACGCCGATTGGCTCAAGGAAGCCTTCGAGGCTGGCATCACCCCAGAGAATGCGGCCAAGAAGATCGTCGGCGAGTCGGATGACGACGAGCCGGAGGCTTCGATCAGCGGCAACCCCGGCGACCTCACCGATGCCCAAATGGCGGTTCTGATCGCGACGAAAGGCTACAAGCCTGCGTTCCGATTCCAAGCGGCGAACAGGGAAACGCGCAGCCACCGCTTCTCCGGCACAGACGACGGCATCAGCCGTGCGGCGTGGGACGAAGCGATCGGGCAACTTAATGCGGCCGGCGTCTACCTGCGCCGCAGCGCCCTGACCGACGCTGGCCGGGCCCTGGTCGATGAGTTCCACCGCGACCTGGTAGGCGCCGATCGCAAGCTCCAGGTGTTTTCCAGTCGCTTCGCCGTGGATGCGATGCAAACGGCGCCGGACAACGGGTTGCTGGCCGAGCCGACGAGCGCCGTGCAGCCCGTTGACGCCGCCGAGGGCGCGATGGCGGTCGGCTCGGAAGGGACCCAAACTCCCGCCAGCCCAAGCGACGACGAGCTCGAAGCTCAGGCCATGGCCGGCCACGAGGTCAACGGGATCCTCGGTAGCGCAGCGCCCGCCGCCGCCGATCACGCCCCTCGTGCGCCCGTGGCGACGCTGGGTTCGATCCTTCTGTACACGGAGGAAGATCTGCGCCGAGCTGCCAAAGCAGTCGAAGACGCTGAGACCCAGCGCGACTTCAAGCCCTTCGATGCCAGCAAGGTGCGGATGCCCTCTGCCGCGCAGCTTGGAGCCACGAAGGACTACGTCGCCACGGTGCTGACCAGAAACGAGGGTCTGGCGATGGCCACGGGCTGGTCCAACGGTTTCCTCCTTGACGTGCACCAGATGCCGCGGTTCATCGAGACCGCCATGAAACGACGCCTCGGTGACCTGCTGAATCCGGGCGCTCGCGTGCGCCGCTACGACAAGGAGGTTGTTCTCAAGCGCTTCATGCCCAAGGCCCAGGCCAATGCGACTGCGCAGGCAGAACCGCTGGCCCAGTGGGACGGCACGGTTACCGAGGACAAGAAGAACAAGCCGGTCACGAAGGCACGATCGTGCGTAGTGCTCGTGGACCAGGCGCGTGCCGGGGCGTACGTTGTCATTCAATTACCGTTCTTCGCGTACTTCTTCAAGACGTATCCAGGCTGCGAGTTCTACATCGGCAACGAGTCCGACATGGTGCTGGTGCGTCACCGTGGCGCAGTGGTCGGCATCGTCATGCCGTTCAACTTCAAGAATCGCGGCAACGTGTTCGCGCGCGCGGTCAAGGCAGCGTCCTTGCCTGCCACGTCTGACCCGATCGCCGTAGTCGACACGGCCTACCGCTTCGCCAGCGCGACGTCTGAGTTCAAGCGTGTGGTCGCTAAGACCGTCAACAAGCTCGACTACAGCGCCTTCGCGACGGCAAAGGCCATGGACCGAGAGGCCACCAAGCGGGGGCTGTTCATCGATTGGGATGTCGCGAGCGACTCGATGCTCGATGCGGTTGGCATGTTCGATTTCATCGGCAGCGATCAGGCGTCGGATACCGAGCCTGACGTCGCGCTGGACGCCGTTGCTGCCGTTGGCGGCGACTTGGTCGGAACCATCTACCGCGGCGGCGATGTAATTGGCCGCGCGGAAATCGCCTCACGTGACGGCAAAGCGATGGTCTTTGTCGGTGAGTCCGGCGACGAACGCGTGTCGTTCAGGAGCGAGGTTGACGACACGGTCCGGAAGGCACTGTGGAGCGATGACGACGCGCCGCTGATGATCGGTTGGCTAGACGATCTGCTGAACGCGACTCGAGAAGCGTCGCCGGAGGAACACGAAGTAGCGCAGGCGGTAGAGCCAGTGGTCGAACCCCAGCCTGTCGCCAAGGAGCCCGCGCAGATCCAGGTGCCGTCCCAAGTGCCGTCTGAACAGGAGTCTGCATTGGAAAATCCGCCACGGACGCTGCCAGTTGTGCCTTCCAAAGATGGCGCCATGGAAGAAGACCGGGCCTATCTGCAGACCTTCATTGACGGCAGTGCCGACGTGCTGTCTGACGACATCCTCGCTCGCATGGAGCCTCTGGTGGGCAAGTACGAAGGACACTCTGATATGGGTCCGCTGCTCGCGCAGGCTATGGACGCGTACAGCGCCCAGGTGATGCAGATGGCCCAACAAGCCATCTAGTAGTCCAGCGCCGAGAGCTTCGCGCGCTCCGCTGGTCGTGAGCAACGAATCTGGCGGCGTGACCGGGAGGTCCCGACCCATTGCGGTCCTTCGAAGATGAACGTCGACCGTCAATGCAGCGGTTGCAGCGCTTTCCGAGGGGTGCCACCGCTCCTGGTCACGTTTCAGTAGTTTTGGCCGGCGGGCAAGCGCCACGCGAGCAGCAGTTCCGACGGCGCTGACATGGAGTCGCCGGTGAACGTGAAGCCACCTCCCGGCGACACACGGCCGCGTCGTGGCTGCGAAACCTGCGACGGTCAGCCGGCGAACTCAATTCACGGCGCTCGCAGAAGGCCTCTGATGCTGCTTGGGTAGCGAGAAGTAAAACGTCGCACCTTCCCCCACCTTACCTTCTGCACGGATGCGCCCTCCGTGACGATCGATCACTGCCGCCACGGTGGCCAAGCCGATGCCATGACCCACGAAGTCACGTTCAAGGTGCATGCGCTGAAATGGAGTGAACATGTGTCCAGCGAAGGCCATGTCAAAGCCGGCCCCGTTGTCGGCCACCTTGAAATTGACCATGCCGTCGGCTTCTTCAGCGCTGACCCGGATCTCGGGGTGTTCCATCTTCGACGTGAACTTGAGGGCGTTGCCCAGCAGATTGACCCATACCTGCCGCAGGAGCCCCTCATCGCCTTCGAAGTCCGGCAGGGGCTCGACGAAGATGCACCGGGCTGCTGCCGGATCTTGTTCGGCCAGCCCGCTCACCACCTGACGCAGCATCGCGTTGCTGTCCAGCTGGGTCACCTTGAGTGGCCCTTGCCGCAGGCCCGCGAGTCGGATGAAGTCGTCGATCATCCGCGTCATCTGCGCGCTCTTGCTCTGGATGATCTCCAAAAAGCGCTTGCCCTCGACATCCAGCACATGGGCGTAACGTTCACAAAGCATGGTGCTGAAGCCACTGACCGCACGCAGCGGCGCCCGCAGGTCATGTGACACCGAACCAGAAAATGCTGCCAGTGCGACGTTGGCGGCTTCCAGCTCGGCGGTGCGCTCAAGCACGCGATGTTCGAGCTGCTGGTTGAGCATCGCAATCGCCTGGTCGGCGAGCCGGCGCTCGGTACCGTCGCGAAACACGATCACCACGCCCGTCACTTCATTGGCGTCATTGCGGACTGGGGCGATGCTGTCGTCGATCAGAAGCTCTTCACCCTGGCGCGGCTGCAAGAACACGTTCTCGTCCATGCCGATGCTGAAGCCCTGCAGCAGCGCCCGCTCTATCAAATCGAGAATGGGCTTACGACTCTCGCCGTCGATCACGCGAAACACTTCGTTGAACCGCCGGCCGATGGCTTCGTGCTCTGTCCACCCCGTCAGTTGCTGTGCCAGCGGGTTGATGAGCGTGACGATGCCGTTCCGATCGGTGGCCACGACGGCATCGCCCAAGCTTGACAGCGTGGAGGACATCCATCGCTCCACCTTGCGCAGCTTGGCGTCGTTTCGATGCCGGTAGAGCGAAAACTCGATGGCCGTGTGCAACTCGCGGTCGTTGAAGCTCCTCAGAATGTGGCCGAAAGGCTCAGGCCCTCGCGCGCTCGGCACGATGGGGGATTCGTCTTCGACCAGGACCACCGGTATGTCGTGTACCTTTCGCAGGCGTTGCGCGGCCTCTTCGATGGTCAGCGTGCCTTGAGGCAGCCCGCTGATGATCACCAGATCCGGGCGCGTTCGCAACGTTGCGTGCAGTGCTTCGTTGCTGTCGGAGGCGGTCGCGGCAACCGTATGGCCCATTCGCTGAAGGCGGCGCTCCAGCTCGGCCGCGACTCGGCCTTCGGGTTCAACGACCAGAATTCGAGTTGAGTCCACGGCTTTAGCCCCCTTGGCCTGCCGCGACTTTCGGCGGCGGCGTTCTATGTACCCCCTTATAGGCCGTTACCCACGACGACACAAGCTGTGATCGACGCCAGGATGCAAACATCTTGGGATGGCGTCCGCAGGCACGAGACTCAAGGCGGATGTCGACCGATGAGGATTCGTCAACAGAGTGCTCTTGGGAGGCCGCCTTTCGGCGAGCCGGGTCGTCAGCCCGCAAGTGGCCGCAAGCCGTCGAAACGCTGTATGTGATTCAGTGGGTCCTCACGGCGCCGAATTGCCTGCTCACGACGAAGTGAAATGGCTGCTCACAAGCGCCCGGGGGCCATCAGCCCCAGTTCGGAAAACCTAGTCCAGACCCTCCTGCAGCAGTTACTAGAGTCTTTGAGTTCAACCGTGCGATCCCTCGCACGGCGTCAACATGACCTGGAACGTGGCACTGGAGGGCCGACGCCGATGTCTTTCGAATCACCCGAGTGGTGGGGATTCCATCAAGTGCAGGGCCCCGGCTTCCTGGTCGACGAGGTGGGCGGCGGCGTTGTTCCAACACGGGGGCGGTTCGATGTGCTCGACGCGGTGCCGTGGGCCGATGGCGATTCCTGGGAGGTTTTGGGAATTTCGGCCGACGAGTACGGCAGCCAACTGGCGGATGTCCACCCTTACGTGGTGCTGGCCCGCCGCAGGTCCACCCGGGCCGATGGCTGGAAGTTGCAAAGCAGCGCGCCGAATACTGACACGGGCCACGAGCCGCTGGTGTTCGAGTGGACGCCCGATCCGGACTTCTCTTCTCGCGAAACGGACGCGCCGCAGCTGCAGCCGCTCGATGGCAACGACTGGTCGTTGCCGCTGACATGGCGCGGCATCGACGGGGCAGGCGAGGAGCGGGTGATCACGTCCGAGGACGGACTGTGGCTCGTGGTGGCACCGATCACGGCGACCGAGTGGTCTGGCGGCACGCTGCGTGTGGCCGATGGCAGAACCGGCGCGCACACGCTCGTGCGCTTCGTGCCCCACACGGCAGGCGTCGACCCGTGCACCCAGGTGCTGGGGCAGTACGAACTCGTACTGGACGACGACAACGGGTTCAGCTGGGTGGTGTGGCTCACGCACTTCGATGCGGTCTTCTCCGATGGCACCGCACAGCCCATCGTGCGCGACAGCTCGCCCTTTCGGCGCGACATCCGCACCAACGGTTTCACTCGCACTGCGCAGATCGACGCGGGCGCCACGTTTGGCAACGCCATCCAGATCGGCAACCACCCGGATGCGCGCGTGTTTGCGGCGAGCATGGACCCGTCACTGAACTTTCGGGGTCGGGCGTTCACGATGGAGGCACGCGTGTCGCGCAGAGTGCCCAGTTTGCCACCGGACCAGCCATTGAGCGCCTACAAGGACTGTTGCCTCTTCTACTTCGGTTCCTGGTCGTTCGTCCTCACGCCCAGCGGTTCGTTGGCCATCAGACTGGGTTCGAACATCAGGCCCGAAAGCGGCGCGCACACCGTGCTGGAGACCGCCGAGGGGCTGATTGATCTGAGCACTACAGTCATGGCGCAACGCATGATTTCGCTCACGCGAAACGACGCCGGTCTGTGCACCATTTGGCTGGACGGCCAGCCGGTGGGCTCCGCCGTGTTCAATCCGCCATCGAGCACCGAGGCGGGGCTGTCAGGCCCCGGCAACCGCGAAGGCCTGGCGGCGTTCACGCGCTTCGATGAGGTGCGCTGGACGAATGGGATGTGCCGATACGCCGAGCCCTACACGCCGGACGTTGAACCGTTCCCCGACGCCGGCAGCGATGTGCCCGCTGCGCCGGGTGTGGTGTTGGACCTGGCGCCAGCCGACGCGACGGCGCATACGCTGACGGCAATTTGGGCCCCGCCTTTGACTGGCGGTCAGGCGTTGGGCTACGTTATCGAATGGGCGCTTGCTGGCACTGGCTTCGACGAAGCACTGTCGATCACCGTCACGACCACTTCGGCCACGATCGCTGACCTTGTGTTCAGCACGCGGTACGACCTGCGTGTGTATGCGGTTAATGCAGCAGGTCCCGGGCGTCCGGCGGCGCTTCTGGAGGTGTCCACCACGGCGCTTGCCCTGTCGAAGGCTCCGACCGCGTTGGCGGTCGACGAAGTCGCGGCTACCAGCCTGAGCCTGAGCTGGCAAAAGCCCGAGGACTGCGGCGATGCGCCGCTGGCGACCTACGTCATTGAATGCGCCCCAGCTGGAAGTGACTTCAAGCACCCGCTGGCGGGCCGCACGGCGATGGACGGCGACCAAGGCGGCTCAGGCGTCGTGGACGGGCTGACGCCTGCCAACACCTATGACGCACGCATGGCCGCGGTGACGGATGCAGGCCGCGGCGCATGGGGCCTGGTCGAGGGCATCTCCACCGCGACACACCCGATGTCGGCTTCTCTCCTGGTGGATGGTCAGACCGTGCTGGTCGACCGCCTGCCTCTCATTTGGATCAATTCCGCTCATGACAATCGCACTCCGAGCAAACGACGGCACCGAAGTCCCACTGTCCGACGCGCAGCGCGTTGACCTTCGCCAGACCATTGGCGCCGCCGCCAAGCCAGTGGCGTTGACTGCGCAGGAGATTGACACGCCGACCGCGGACGTGCTGGCCGATGTCGATGCGAACTATCGGTCAGAACTCGCGCCATTCACGCGCTACCGCAGCGACGGCGAGCGCCTGCTCGCACAGTCCGACGAGGGTCATCAGCACGTCGAGGATGACATCGCCGGTCTGCCTACGCTGCTGGGGCAACTCGCCACGGACAACGCGGCCGCACTGACCGCCTCGTCGCAGGCGCTCATTGCTGCAACGAACGCCGCCGCAGATGCGACAGCGGCGCAAGCGGCTGCTTCAGAGGCCACGAGTACGGCGACCAGTGCGGAGTTGTCTGCTCTCGATGCCGCCGCGGCGGCGGGCGCCGCCCAGCGAACTGCAGATAGCGCCCTATTGGCCGCAGCGTCAGCTCAGACCCAGGTGGACACATTTGCGGGCGATGTCAGCGCCGCGACGAAGGTCGCCGCCGACGCATCGGACACCGCGATCAAGGCCGAGGCCGACGTTGCGGAGGTCGCTGGCGTGCCATTTCTCGTGTTGGGGGCCGTGGGCGTCGCGGACCAAGCGAGACAGTTGGTCGCTGGTTCACGCATTGCGCTGTCTGACAGCGGTCCGGGTGGCTTGCTGACCGTTGAGGCTCGCACAGACGTGGCCAGCCAGTTCACTGCGGGTCAGGCGGTTGCATTTATTGATCTGGTCATCGACCAGGATGGAAGGGTTGCCTGGGATGCGCGTTTGTCCAACAACGCCCGACTAATGCTGACGTCCGACGCGGTGCTGGAATACCCCGAAGGCTTGATGAGTGGGCAGGAGCTCAAGTTGCGTGTCGAACTGGACCTGCGTGGCGGGCACGCCCTTGCGTTCGACGGCAGATTCAGCTGGCCTGGCGGCATGGCACCCGTCGTCGATCCCGCGCCGGGAGCGGTGAGCCTGGTGACCTTGCTCTATGACGACGCCGAAAACGCTTTGTTGGGCCGCGCCGATCTCGGGTACTCTTTGCCGCCCGCGTCGAACCGGGGCGCACCTTGATGCCGGGTACGCAAGATGTTGCGGTCACCGATTGCGCGCAGCGAACTCGCGTTGTATCGATCCGCGAGCGGCGATCTCGTGGCCCAGGGCCTGCGTCTGATCCTGAGCTGGGCACACAGGGCCGTCAGCCGCCCCGCTGGCGAGCATGGTGCCGGCCGACGCTGGCGGGCTTCATAGCTGGTGCGCACCGCCTGCAACCGGTGCTGGGTGGGGCCCAAGCCGTTGAGCTTTGTGCACTGCTGATCCATGACCGTCGAGGTGGCCCTTGATGCGCTCGGCCAGTTCGGCTTCGTCGCGGGCAACGTTGCGGATGCCCAGGTTGCCCAGGCGCTCGCCCAGCGCGCTACCAACGAGATGGTTTGAAGGTCTTCCCGATCATGGAATTTCCCGTTGAGAATGGAACGTTCGACGAGTTGACTGCCGCGGTCAGAAGAATCTTGAACGATGCCGGCATGCAGTTCGCGGTGGAAGCGATCTATGCGCCTGGCGACCACCGGGTGCGCTTCATCCTGATGCCAAGTTAGTCCTTCGCGGACCGATTTGCTTGGCAGGGGTCGCGGCGCCGGCATTCGTCATCTTGTTTGCGCAATTCAAGTGAACAGTTCATGCTTCGCCCTTGGCATTGCCCGTAAGGAATGACATGGACCTTCCTCTGCCAAATCACATCGACCTCATTGATGATCTATATGAAGGTTTTCGAATCAACCTTTGCAAGGGTCTCGTCGACTCCATCCGGTCCGCGCTGACAGCTGAGAACTTCGAAGTTGGATCGCCGAAGGACTGCCGCCTGGATGGTTTGAAGGTTTCGCCGGTGATGGAGCTGCCCGTCAAGGGGGGCACGTTCGGCAGGATGACAACGGTGGTTCAAAGAGCCCTGAGCGATGTGGGCATCACATTCACGGTGGAAACCATCTATGGGTCTAACGCCCGGCGCGTTTGCATCACCTTGATGCAGGGCTAGGCCTGCGCAGGAATGCATGCCTGACGGCGCGATCAGTCGTCCAACTCGCAACACTGCCTTGCCCCCTCGTGCCACTCGGTCATCGGGCGAACTGGGTCGCCGTTGAGTGCATCGACCACGATGCGACGTAGCCCAGCGTGGGGTTCACGCCGACCGCGTCCTGCACGAGTGCCCAAGCGATGCGCGCGTGGTACTCGCAGCTCGCAACTGCCGGCCGTGCTAATGCGCTCCAGCGACAGCAGGGTGCTCGACCGATAGTCCGTGTCGTGGTTAGCCTGGACGATGGTGCTCTGTCGGACTAAGTGCTCGATGTGGTGAATCAAATCTGATTCGTTCGATTGCTGCATGGCACCCATGCTCCTTGATCGACCCGGCACATGTATTCACGCGCTGTGCTGTCAGGAGTCGGCCATCAACCCGCCCCTCTAGGGGGCGGCCCTTGGGTTCGTTGCGCCGACTCGGCGGTTTATGGCAATCTCCAAGCGTCCGCTTCGATGAAGCCAACGAAGGCTAGACAAGGGGATTTTCGATGTGGAAAACCAAGCTGGAACTCAGCCCGGGAGAGACCGTGCGACCGGCCGACAGCGTTACGCGCCAGGACCCACGCCTCGCCGACGTGCAACGCTACGAGATCGTCAATCAGCGAGGCCAAGTGGTTGGGGTCTTCGTCTACATCGCCGAGCCTGCAACAGCGCCGCCGTCCGCGCGACGGCATCGCTTGATGCAATGGGATGCGCAGGGCGTCATGCGCCAAGACTTGAAGTGGACCGACACACTTCAAGATACAGCGCCGCCATGAGATGCTGCCCGCCTATTTCACTCGGTGGTACCCGTACGGGTGCGCCAAAATTTCGATCGGAAGCCCTTGTGGCCGATGGTTGCTATCGCCGCTTGGCCTGGAGTGATCTGGACGAGTAGCGCGCCGAGGCTGGCCCAATACTCATGCCTTTCTGATTTCCCTCTTAGGGCGGTTGCCGCACGACAGTGGGAGCCTTCTTGGCCGATGGTGCTATTGACCAGGACGAGCCCAGCGATCAAGCCCAGCCTTTAGAGCTGTGCGATCAATTGGCTTTGACAATACGCCGTCCATGTCGTGCTTAGTGCATTCAGCTAGCGACATTGTGCTGGCGGTCAAGGCCACGATGCGCGTCCTTGGCCGGCCAGTCTGATGCTCCAGAGCGCGAATCTTGTCCGTCAGCTCCAAGCCGCTCATGCCTGGCATACGCACATCCATGAGTACGAGATCGAAGCCACCGTGCTGCAAAGCGTCGTAGGCCTCGTGCGGGTTGCTCATGGTGACGGGCTCGACGCCAAACGTCTCTAGCAACGCTTCCATCAGGAGGAGATTCCCGGGGTTGTCGTCGACGACCATAACCCGTAGCGAACGACAGCTCGCTTCTTCGGACATAGCTTTCTCCCCCTTCGGCGCACCGGTCTCATCATTCGTTGGCCACTGTTCTTCCGCGCAAGGCGAAGTGTGCGCTTATGGCAAGAAATTGGATATCGACGCAGAAAGACCTCATGGCGATGAAGACGCCTAACGGGACAGCGTCACATCTTCGTGTTGCGATTCGCCTGATGCCCGATTCGGAAAACTTCCCCTTGCGCGTCTGAGCGCATGAGAAGAATCGGCGTCCTCTTTCGAGGAATGCCGATCCATGTTTTCTGCTCAGTCCGCGGCACGGACTCTTGCCCCGGTTCAGTTTCTCGCCCTACTGGACCGCGTCCCTGTTCTGAATGCCGTCGAGCGCATGCGGCTCGCCGTGGAGTTGGGAGGACTGCTGCGGCAGAAGGTGGCCGCCGAAGCGCAAGGAACGCTCGGCACGCTGCAGCGTCTTCAGATCACCGCCAAGATCGGTGCGCTGCTGGTGCGTCTGGGCGCCGCGGTGGCCAAGGCAGCGGCACCGGCGATCGTTGAGCCACCTGAGGCTGCGGCTGCTTTCCAGCCGGACGGCGACACTGAAATCCTGGCTCGCCCGCGTGCGGCGACCGCGCAGTACTTCGATTTCAACCCGAATCGCAAGCACGCCCAGCGCAAGCGCGACAACGCGCAGGCCCTGGCGCTGCTGACCCAGATCGATGCTGGCGAGGTTGCAGCAGACACTCTGACGACCGAGCAAAAGACCACACTGGCCCGCTACAGCGGCACGGGCGGGAACCTGGAGCGCGCGGACGGCCTGAAGGGCAGCGCCTACGAGTACTACACGCCCAAGCCGATTGCTCAAGGCATGTGGGACTTGCTGGCCGAACTCGGCTTCAAGGGTGGCAAGGTGCTCGATCCGTGTGCGGGGGTAGGGATCTTCGGTGCGACCGCGCCCGCGAGCGTCGCCATGCAGGCGGTCGAGCTGGACTCGGTATCCGGGCGCATCAACCAGTTGGTCAATGGCGGCCCGGGCTATGACGCCGTGGTTTCGCCTTTCGAAGCGGTGGCGAGCCAGACGACCGATGAGTCCTTCGACGCAGTGGTCACCAACGTGCCCTTCGGTGACAACGGTGCGCGGGGCCGAAACCGCCTGAAGGACGAACGCTACCAGGACGCCTCGCTCGAAACCTACTTCATTCTTCGCTCGCTCGAAAAGCTCAAACCCGGCGGCGTTGCCGCGTTCATCGTCCCGCCCCGCGTGGTCAGCGGCAAGGGCGGACAAGAGGAACGCCTGCGTACGTCTGCGAGCTACCTGGCCGAGTTCATGGGGGCCTACCGACTGCCCAACAGTGTGTTTGGCACGGCAGACGCCGACACCATCACCGACATCATCGTGCTGCGCAAGTTCGGGCGAGAGGCGGCGACCAAGATCGCCGAAGTGCGCGAACAAGCCCCGGCGATGCTGACCGAGGCCAACGTGCTCTGGCCCGAGTTCGTTGGAGGTGAGTACTTCAAGGGCGAAGGCGCTCGCTTCGTGCTCGGCGAGTTCGTTGCCAAGGATCCAGCCAAGGTGCGCGACGTAGATCGCGTGGTAAGCAACGGCTCGGTGGCTGACATCGCCAAGCTACTGCGCAAGTTCCCAGGATCGCGGATCGACTGGGCCAAGCTCAACGCGACCGAGACCGAGCCCATCGTCTACAACGAGGGCGACACCCTCACGATGGCCGGCCAGACCCTCCAATTGCGTGAGGGGCAGTGGGTCGCCTTGCCGAAGAACCAGGACGACAGCACGCTCGATGGTCTGGGCCAACGCCTGGGCACACCGCTTCGCGCCGTTGACGCGGCGGTGCGCTGGGAAGACGGCGACGCCTATGTCACCGGGCTGCGCAAACGATCACAAGACCTGGATTTTCCGGACTGGCTGCGTGGCGTGCACGCCGATGTGTCCGGGCTGGTCGATGCTGAGCGCGGCGCGGTTTGGAACGCCCTGGTGGCGGGCCTCGCCGCTGTCGAGGTGCTGAGGGAACACGCAGTCGAAGTCGGGTTCAACTACGCCGAGGAATACCCCAAGCTCAGCGCCGCACTGCAGGAAAACCACTCGGTCGCCAAGCGACCCCCAGCGCTGCTGTCGCGATCGTCGAAGCAGGCACTGGAGCAGTCGCGCATCGTCTACTCGCCCAAGGCGGGCTTCTCGGCTGTCTGGCGTGGCGACGTGCAGGAGGACATCACCAACGGCCGGGTGCTCACGGCGGGCGAGCAGGTCGATGCGCTGAAGTACCGCGCCAAGGGCGTCGCATTGGAGGTGGCGGCCCTGAAGACCATCTACGGCGATGCGTTCGACCCGCTCACCGATGACGACTGGTGCGTGAGCGCCGACGGCGCACGGGCCACCCGTGCCGACGACTACTACGTCGGCAACCTGGGGGCGTTCCTCTCGCGCATCGACTCTGAGATCGAATCTTCCGAAGGGCTCCTGCGCGACAAGCTGCTGCGCCAGAAGACCCGCGCGATGGACCGGGTCCAGCGGGTGAACCCGGGCGAGCTGCGCTTCAACCTGTTCAGCCCTTTCGTGTCGCTGGAAGAAAAGGCCGAGTACCTGCGTCGCTTCATGCACCCGGCGTTCACCGTGGCGTTCGACAACGACGGCGAGCCTGTGATCATCTGCGACATTTCATCGCCGCAGACCGAGCGGGAGCGTCAGCTGAAACGCTTTGCCGAGTACTTGAAGCGCGGCAACCTGTCGACGCGCACCCGTGAAGAAGACGCCAAGGCCGATCCGCAGCTGGAAGCGCGTCGGCGCAAGATGCTGCGCGACATGGCCGCGCAGGCCGGCGCCCAGTTCGACCAGTGGGTCAAGTCGAATCCGGTGATCATGGAGCGCCTGCGCCAGTCAGCCAACGACCCGGCAAGCCTGTACTTCACCGAAGTCGACGACTCGACGCCGCTGGCCATCGGCGGGCTGAACCCCGAGTTGACGTTGCACGGCTACCAGAACGCCTACGTTCGACGTCAGGGGCGAAGCTTCGGCGGCATCAACGGTTTTGACGTCGGGCTGGGCAAGACCTTCACGGCGCTTGCCGCTACGCAGTACGTGCAAGGAATTGGTGTCAAGAAGAAGACCATGTTCGTCGTGCCGGGTTCGGTGCTATCGAACTGGCGGCGCGAGGCGAGCCGGGCCTACCAGAGTACCGACGATTGCCTGTTCGTCGGCTTGAGTGTCAACGACAAGACCGGCAACGCCACGGTGGACCCGGCCAACTATGCGCGTGACTTCGCCCGGGTGCTGGAAAACCGCCACGCGAAGATCTTCTGCACGATCGAGGCGTTCAAGAGCATTCCGCTCAAATACGAGACCACGCAGGCCTACGAGCAGTACCTGTCCCAAGTCGATCCGTCCTTCGATGGCGGCAACCGAACGGCTGACGTGGAGCGCGCGGACGGCAAGCTGGCTGAAGTGACGGCCGCCTCAGGAGCGAAATCGTCGGCGATCCCGTTCTTCGAAGACATGGGCGTCGATTCACTCGTGCTGGACGAGGCGCACGCCTACAAGAACAGCAAGCAGACGGTGGAGTTCTCGAGTGCGAAGTTCCTGAGCGTGGCCGACGCATCGCAGCGCGGCTTGGACATCCAGATGAAGGCGTGGTTCGTGCGCGGTCTGTCGCCGCTGGGTGACGGCGTGCTGGCACTGACCGCCACCCCGATCACGAACAGCCCATTGGAGATCTACTCCATGCTGTGCCTGGCGGTGGGCGAGCGCAAGGTCCACAGCCTGTGCATGGGCGCGCGTGGGGCGGATGCCTTCATGGAGGTCATGTGCAACGTCGAGGATGACGACGAACTGACGATCGACGGCCGATCGAAGAACTGCCGGGTGTTCAAGGGCCTGCAGAACGTCGAGTTGCTGCGCCGCACGCTCGGCGCTGTTGCGACGATCAAGAACGCCAAGGATGTGAAGGCGGAGGGCGACGACCTGCGCCTGCCCGAGGCTCAGGAACGCAAGACCGGTGTGCAGTTGCCCGAAGCGGTGCGCCGACTCCTGGCCGAGTACAAGGACGCCTACTACGCGGCCCGCTACCTGACCGGTGCTCTCGGCAAGAACGCGCCCCAACCCACACCAGAACAGTTGGCAGCGGCCGGGCGCGTGCAGCAGCGCCTGGGTGAATCGATGGACTTGATTGCCCACCCGTTCAACCTCATCAACAAGATGAGCATGCTGATCGCGGACCCGGAGCTGGACGAGCGGGCCACCTTCTACACCTTCGCACCCGCCCAAGGGGACGCGGCACAAGCCACCGTTGCTGCCTTCAACAAGCTCGGCAAGGTCGAGACACGGGCGCGTCCGGGGCCGCACACGGCCTCCGAAAACGTCATCGGGACGAAATCAGTGCGTGATGGGGACGACCTGGTCCTGATGCAGCGCATCCGGGTGGCGGCTCGGATTGATGGCCAGCGCATCGTGCTGGACACGCTGGACTACGCGAATCAGATGGCTTTCGAGGCCGTGGCCGAAAAAGCAGGCCTGGTGCTGGAGGTGGGCATTCCCCCGAAGTTCGCTGCGTTGCTAGAGAACTTCAAAGGTGAAGAGGCCAAGCCGCGCAGCCTGTCCGGCCGGGTGAAGCAGCTGATTTTTTGCGACATGCTGCCGCTGCACAACAAGATCAAGCGGCTGCTCACGCGGCACGCCGGCGTGGCTCCCGCGGCCATTGCCGTCGTCAGCGGCCAGTCGATCAAGGACGCCGAGCAGATGCAGGCGATCCAGGATGGCTTCAATGCCGAAGGCAAGGACAACCGCTACAGAACCATCATCGCCAACGAGAAGGCCGAAGTGGGCATCAACCTGCAAAAGGGCACCCAGGCGATCCATCACCTGACGATCGGCTGGACCCCTGACAGCCAGATTCAGCGCAACGGGCGCGGCGTACGCCAGGGCAACACAACGGGATCGGTCGCGATCTACCACTACGACGCCGATGGCACGTTCGACGCCTACAAGCGCCGTCTGACCAGCAAGAAGGGAGATTGGATCGACAGCGTGATGGCCAAGGACGGTGGCAATGAGGTGGCCGTCTCGGGTGGGTTGACAGCGCAGGAGTACGACGAGTTGATCGAATCGATGGGCGACGACTCGGCCATCGAGGCCATCCGCGCGCGCAGCGAGCTGAAGGAAAAGCTCGCCCGTGCCGAATCTGCGCAAGCCCGCCAGGTCATCAACTTACGCACAGCCAGCGCCCAGCAGGCGTTCCTAAAGAAGAACCCGACGGCCAAAGAGTGGGTGCAGACCAAGGTCATGGCCCTGTACGACCTGCGCCACGAACTGGCGGCCCTGCAAGTGAGAAGCCCCCGGTCACCGGCCGGCCAAATCAAGCTTGCCACCCGAGTGGCGGAGTTGAAGGCACGCGCCGATGGCCTGCGGCGGGACATCGGTGAGTCAGCCGAGTTTGTCACTCGCAGCTACAGCGCCTATTCACCGCCAAAACCGTCCAGCCTGGACGCAGCCCTGACGGTGCCGAGCTACTACGCGCGTTCGGGCCACAGCAGGCAGCGCGAGGCTGTCGAAAGCAACGTCCGGGAGCAGCTGAAAATTCTTGAGGCAGGCCCTCTGCAAGACGATTGGGCGAGCGAGGTAGCCGCGGCGCAAAAGATGATGGACGAAGCGCTGGCGGACTTCGTGCGTGTGGGGGACAGCTCTAACGGCAGCTATCCCGCTCGCTTGGTGGAGGCTTTCAAGGAGGGCCAGGCGTCGATCATCGACGGCAGGCTCATCGCCCGTGGCATGCTTCTTCGCGACCCCGATGGCAAGCTGGCTGTCGTTGACAGCGCCACGACCTTTGTGTCCCCGAGGGAGCGCACGCGCACAGTGGCTGACGTGCTGTCTCGCGGCTGGACGACGATCTACCCGGGCGGGCCGGACTACGAGGGGGCGGTGGTTGAAGCCGCGCGGCTGGACGACGTCATCAATGAAAAGTCGACCGATGGCCTGTCCGAGCACGAGGCCAAGACTCTGTTCTCAGCCCACAGCCCTGAAGTGGCATCGCGGCGCACGACCAAGACGCTGATCATTGCTTCGGCAACCCTTGTGGAACTGCCGGCGCCGCTATTTGCCCACCCCATCGATCCGGCTTGGGAAGGGTTGTCGGCGTTTGTGCGATCCATTGCCGAGGCGCAGCGCGTTTCCGTTGTGCGATGGGAGGGCCGTGACGTGCTGTACGCCTTTGGCGAGGCCACGCTCCTGCGACAGTCGGTCGACGGCTACCGAAGAATCGCGGACCTGGCAATGGCGGCCACTGCGGCGGGAATGAAGCTCAATGGAGCGGACCTGCAGCACCTGTATGGCACCGATGAGCCGGGGGACCAACTATGCACCTTGCTGGCGTCGGTTCGCCCTGACGTCGTCAAGCGGCCGGGCGACGGTTGGAAGGCCAGGGTCGAGGAGGCCACCACGCAATCAGCGCTCGACGCGGTGGGCCAGGAGATGGCAGTCAGCGCCTATCCCTGGTACGAGGTCACGGCGGACAACTGGCGCGCACTGATGCCCGACGAGCCGCTGCGGTGGCTCAACCTGAAAGCGCGGCAGATTCAGCAGCAGGAGACGGCGGAGGTCTCTGGCGTCGGCGAGATTGGGCAGGTACAGGTGCTGGCGGCGCCGTCGCCATCGCTGTCGTCGTCGACCATCTTGCCTAACAGCTACGGAAGCATCGGCGTGACCGGCAACACGATGGCGCACAAGGACCGGATCAAGTACGCCGCGCAGGCAACCGGCAAGCGGGCCTACTGGAACGGCAAGCGCAGCATGTGGGAGATCTCCCCCGCGGCTTGGGATGAACTGGTCAAGCTCTATCCGCAGGCAGCGCAAGAGTTGCAAGTCGTTCCGGCCTGATGGCCCGCCGATTGCCCCGATCGCTCAGAGATGACCATGTACCAACACTATCAGTTTGACCGCGACGAGATTGCCCGGGCCGCTGCAGACGTTGCGGCATCCTTGGCCGAAGCCCACCCGGGCGAGAGTCCAGAAGGGTTCGCGGCGCGGGTGATTGCCGAACGGCTGCGCAAGGCGCCCGGCGACTATCTCCAGTACGGGCCCTACTGGTGGTCTGTCAAGCAGGCCCTGCGGCGCGAGGCACATGTCTTCGGGAACATCGACAGCGAAACGCTGCGCGTGGCGTATGGCCGTGGCCTGACGGTTCTCCAGACGCTCGTGGCTGGCGAGCAGTTCCGCGACTACTACCGTGCCGAGCGGATGGCCGGCTCCGCGACCTATGCGCTGGGTGGGGAGGACGAAGCGGATGCGGGTGAGTACGCTCTGTTCGACATCGACATGGAGATCTTGCGTTACGGCCAGATTGACGGGGGATTGACGGGCCTGGGGCAGGCCTACGGGCAGGTCATCCGCGAGCCGGATGAGCCGGTCCTTGACGATGTACGGGTTCAGTTCGCAATGGGCAACGAGTTGTGGACTGCGGTGGCGGACGGCGGCTTGGCGGCAAGGTGGGGGCGCTCCAGAGGCACTGGTGGCTGAACTGCAGCGTGCGGGGCGGATCGGCGTGCCATCGATCAGAGCAAGGGCATAGCGGCTGCCGTGTCCGATGGCGCCGGGCCGGTTCTCACGGTCGACCCGCGACGGCACTTGGTGCGCATCGATCGCTGACTGCCAAGAAACTGCGAAGCCTCCGTGGCGTCCGAGTACCGGGCACCACAATTGCTCAACGAACATACCTTCCGCCAGAGCCACGACCGCATGGATGAACGTCGACGATCGTCAAGGACACAGTTGGCCATCAGCGCGTTCGTCAAGGTTGAGGACGTCCAGTTGCACGCCAAGACGCTTGACCTGAGCAGCTCTGGCCTCAGCGTTCTGATGTTTCGGAGCCTGCCGCCCGGCACTTCGTGCGAGATTGAGTTGCGCTGGATGAGCAACCGGCACTCGGAGTTCATCCAGGCGCGTGCGACCGTCCTGCACGCGTCCCTGGCCGCTGAGGGAGGGTTTCGCGTCGGCATGCGCTTCGATCACATGGATCAGGAATCTCGGGCGATGTTGTCCATGATTTCGGTGTAGCGCCGAGGCAGATCGCGCTCTCCGGCGATTGGCTTGGGCGTGCAACGCGCAAGTACGTCTGCAGGCACCTCGCAACGTCCAGCCCAAGTCGAGTCTGAGGCCTACCGCACAGCGCCGCATCTGGCTTGTCCGGCCCAATGCGCGGTACAGGATCTCCCGCTCGTCGCTTGCTTCAGTGCCTCAAGAGCAAACCCGAAAGAGGTGCTGACCGCAAGTGCCATTTTTGACACCTGGTGCGAATCGCCGGCCGAAGGTAAAACCTCGGTGCGCATCTGTGCGCGTGATTCGCAACCAGTCAGAAAGGGAACTCATGGATATGTCGATTGGGTACCTGTCGTTCGCGTTGGCGTTGACCGCTCCCTTGGTGTACTTGGCCGGCCGTCAGTCTCGACGGCTCGGCGCCTACATCATGAGCGACGAGACGCAAAGGCCGAAGGAACGGGTCGGCTTCTTCGTGCCAGCGTTTATCGTGTCCGGCTTTGTCCTCGGAAGCTTTGTGCAACCGCTCTGGGATCGCGGGCAAGAGTGCAAAGTCCGAGGAGAGGCGGTGTTCGTCTGCGTGTTCCTGAAGGCCGGCACGCGGGGCAATGACAAATAGCAAGGGAGGCAAATCTGTGCGCGCAAAGGCGATAGTAGTGGCGATGATTGCCGTCGCAGTATTCGCGATAGTCGCCGTCTTGAAGAGGGCTGGAGGCTGGCAGTAGGCCGTCACGGCCGGCAGTTGCGCCCGCCGGCCGCGCCGACGCTGTGGTTCAAGGGCGGCCGATACAGCCGTCTGGTAGTTTCGCTACACCGCCTCGGCGTCAGGATTGCCCGGCGTATGCGCCGTCGCACCGCCCGTGTACTTCTCTACATGGGAAATCGTCGCCTCATCTGTTAGTCGGCTTGCGTCAAGAATCGGGATGATTCCCCTTGGCCCTCTGGGTCGACCGTGCATGGCGACGAACAGCAACCCGAAGACACCCAGGAAATCGCTCTTTCAAGCGCTCGCTGTGGCGCTCGGCCGGGCCGGTGCTTCGGAGTTCGGCCGCGACCGGATCGACGAGGTTGATCGCGGCACCGGCGAGTTCGGCTTCAGCGCCGAGCCTCTGTCCACCGCGCCGTTACTGGGGTCAGGAGTGGTGCAGGCGCGCGCTCGCCAGGCCATCTATGCCAAGTACCAGCAGATGCTGGCCAATCCGCTGGTGGCCGGGGCTCTGCGTGTCCATGTGATGGCAGCGCTCGGTGGTCACGAGACCACCGGGGACATGGTGTTCATCGAGACCCGGCCAGAAGCGCAGAAGGATGCGGCGGCCAAGGCGTTGGTGGCCGAGCTGAACACGGATCTGGGGGCTTTGTTTAACCGGATCGCGGCAACGGTCGCCTTCAACGGCGTCGCGTACGGCGACAGCTTCGCGCGGCTGTACACCAGCAAGGGCGTTGGTGTAGTCAATGCAATCAGCGACGAGATGACGCTGCCGCCTCTCGTACAGCCGTTCGAGCTGGGCGACAAGACGGTGGTTTGTCAGGTGGCTGTGGGGCAGAGATACGTCGACACGCTCGCGATGGATCAGATTGCGCGGCTGAAGATGCCCCGCATGATCTATGCACCGCAGCCTATGGCCATTGAGAAGGCCTGGCGCATGCGCATCCGGGAGGACAACGTGAACGCTCTGCCGCTGATGCCGTCGCTGGCAGGCGGCTCGTTCCTGATCGACGCCGAAGACCAGTTCGACAAGTTCACCGCCGCAATGCTGGGGCTGGTCGGGCAGCGAGTTCTCGATTCGATCGACGAGTCGATCATGACGGTGAACGTCACCGGCATGACCAAGGAGCAGCGAACGACCTTCCTCGGCTCGGTGACCAGGATCTTGATGCGTTCCAAAGAGCTGGCCGAGACCGCCGTCAAGTCAGGTGCCTACCTGTTGGGCCGTGTGCGGCACATGCTGCCCGTCTACGGCGACAAGCAGGTCATGCAATTGCAAGGCGTCAATTCGGCAGGCGGTGCAGGTACGGGCCGGGCCGGCACCGTAAACGTCGACGACGTGATGTTCCACGCGAAGTTGCTGGGCGGGGCGCTCGGCGTGGACATCTCGATGCTGGGCTTTGCCGATCTGATGAGTGGTGGGCTGGGTGACGGCGGGTTCTTCAGGACATCCATCCAGGCAGCCGAGCGCTCGCGCACGATTCGCACGGCGCTGTCGGACTTCTTCAGCCACGTCATCGATGTGCACCTGGCGTACAAGAAGGGCGTCAAGTACGAGTCGGGAAACCGGCCATGGCAGATCAACTTCTACGGCTCGATCTCGGCGCTGGAGACCGAGCGACAGCGCACCACGGCCGACGCGTACAACGCGGGGGCGCTGCTGGCGCAGACCTTGACGACCTTGAAGGACAGCGGCCTGGACGAGCCGGCGCTGTCGCACCTGTTGACCCATGTCATGAAGCTGGATGAGGCGGACGCGAAGCTGTACGCCAAGGCGTTGGCTGCGGCCAAGAAGGAGGAGAAGGCCGCAAGCGATGGGATTGGCGGAGATGGTGAGCGCAGTGGCGCGAGCGCCATCAACCAGCTGGAGGGCGGTGCCGCGCCGCAGGAGCAGCAGGAGCGGGAGATGGCCGATGCTGTTTGATCCTCGTCGGTTCAGCGCGGCGAACGTTGATCAAGAGCAGCTGAAAGCTATGGCGCTGCAGACGGCCGGCGCCAAGGCCGCTGGGGCGGTGACGTCGCGGCTGTCGCCGGCACAGGTCAAGCTGGCCTCCCAGATCGTGCACGCGGGCCAACAACTAGACAACGTCTTTGGGCCGCAGTTCGAGAACGCGCCGAATCCGCTGCTGGGCGGGATGACGCCCCTGCAGGCGATGGAGCGCATTCGGGAGATACACCGCGCCCGTCCAGCACACAAAGCCAACTTTTACGTACGGATCACCGACCTGAACCCATCACAAGGGCTCAACGCAGAGGGCGTGCTGCAGTTGCTGGCTGTGGACGTCAGCTACAACCCGGCGACTCTGACAGGCGACAAAGTGGCGATTGGCGGCGCCGTGATGGACCGACTCACGGGCAGCGAAGCCGTCGAGCTGCGTATCACCACAATGGACGATGAGATCGGAACACTCAAGGCTTGGTTCGACGCCAAGTGCGCCCAAGCCGTTGCACAGGACGGCACCTTCGGCCTGCCGCGGGACTACTGCGTCTTGATCGAGGTTGTGCACGGGCTGCCTGACCCCGAGGTGGTGGCCGCATCCGGCAGTGAGCCGTACTCCGCGCATGTGTGGATGCGACCGGTGACGGTGGAGCATGAGCTGTCTCGGCGCGAGCAGGCGCTGGCCGAGCTGAACATGACCTTCACGCAGTTCGATTCGTTCGCCGGCCTGTGAACTCGCCAAGCTGATGGAGACACAGGGTGGGGACTTTCAAGAGCGATGCGCAGGGATTTCTGGTTGGTGACTTGCTGGACACGAACCGCGGCCTATTGAGAGCTGCAGCTCTGGACAGAGCAATCTGGCGCAGCATTTCAGCCGATGTGGCGGCCATCGCTCGCGCGCTGGGCGCCAGATCTGGGACATCCAAGTCTTCGGCACCGGGTCGATCTGCCGCTGGAACTGTCCAACCGACCGGGCGAGGTGCTGCAGCTGGCGCTCATCGCGCGAGTGGCGGAGCCGTCGGTCCAGAGTCGGCAAGGCGACAAAGCGCGGCGGCTACCCGCATTGCGTCAGCTGGCCGGACATCGACGGTGACTCCACGCATGCGTGACACCCGAGGGCGGTATCTTGCCGAGAAGGTGAGGTCCGGTCCGACAACCCAACCCCTGGGCCCAGTGTCTGCGGGCGGCATCACCCGTGCGAGGAACGGCCGCTTTGTTGGCGGAGACTCGCACGCAGGCGTCGACGACGCGCAACGGAACGGCGGCCGGATGCAGACGATCGCCAAGTCCATCGTCGCCGGGCTGCTGGACGCCTCTGGTGGGAACGCGTCAAGCGTCGATCCCACCCTGCAAGCCGCCGCGGAAATCAAGGATGTGGTGGCACCTCTGGGCCGCGGTGTCTTCTCGGCCATGGGTGAGCGACGCAAGGATGCCAAGCGCGAGCGCTGGTACGGCCGCATCCTGAAGGCGCTGACACCAAAGCGACCCACCGACGGCGACCAGTCCACGAACATGCATGGGGACACGCCAGAGGCAGGAGGCATCTTCAGCGGCCTCATGGGCATGTTGGGACGGTTTCTGCCGGCAGTCCTCACTGCGCTGCTGCCCATGCTGGCAGGGCTGGGCACTGCGGCCCTGGGCACATGGCTGGGCGGGCGGATCTACGAATGGCTGGACAAGTCCGGCATCCTCACCAAGGTGTTCGATACCTTCGACAACGTTCGCTCATTCGTAGACGAAGCGAAGAAGAAGGCGACGAGCTGGGGCAGCGACGTGGCTTCCGGCTTTCGAGAGGGCTTCAACGGGTCGCCGGCACTCGATGCCAGTGGGCGTGCCATTGACGATCCCCGCCGGCTGGATGTCAAACCGAAATCATTGCCTCAGCGCATCGGCGATGTGGTGGGCAGCGGTGCCCGCGTCGCGAAGAACGCCTTCGCGAAGTCGTCCGAAGCGGTGGTGCAGGCGGTTGGCGCCGTAAGCAGTGGCGTTCAGCGCGTGGTTGGTGCGGGCAAGGGTTTCACCGACATCGAGCAGGCCGATGGCACGGTGTTGCGGCGCACCGGAACGCGCAACTGGCGCAACAACAACCCGGGCAATCTGGAGTTCAACAAGTACACCAAGTCCCTGGGAGCTTTGGGATCCGATGGACGCTTCGCGGTGTTCCCGACCCTGAAGGAGGGACGAGCAGCGCAGGGGAAGCTGCTGTTTGAAGGCGAGCGATACAAAGGCCTGGACCTCAAGGCGGCGATCGCCCGCTATGCCCCGCCGAATGAGAACGACACCGAGCGGTATCAGCGGTCGGTGCTTGCGTCCGTCCGCGGATCGAACCGAAAGATGTCCGACTACTCAGAGGCTGAGCGAGAAGCAATTCTCGACGCCGTGGCAAGCGTCGAGGGGTTCAAGGTCGGGAAGGTCTCATCGGTTGCTGTTCCGGCAATTGCATCGGTAACGCAACTATCTGGTGGCGCTTCTGCAGCCGCCCCGTCGATGCCTCCATCACCCGCCTTGCCCCCCATCCCCAAGGTCGATCTGCCGGTCCGACTGGAGGCGGACAAGTCACGGCCGCAGGTCGTCGTTCTGCGGGAGCCCGTGACGCAAAACGTTCAGGACAGGGGGATCGCCCATGCCGTCACCGGAGGCCTCGGGAACTAAGGCAGCCGCACCTGTCTGCTGCTTGCAGCGTGCCCAAGATGTGAGCTATCCCGAGCGGCGGTTTTTCGCTTGCAGGTCGAGGGTCTTGCACTCTTCCTGGGCTGCCTTGATCGGATCTTCGTCCCTGGAGCCCCGGCTATGCCATGCCGACAGGCTCATGGCAGCAAGGAGACGCAGGCTCAGGTGCGGGCGCAGGATGGCCAGTTGGCCCTCGAACGATTCGATCCACTGGGCTTTGTTGAAGGGCATGCGCGGCAGTCCTGCTACTGGACGACGAAGTCCCTGATGCACTTGTCCACGTTGCTCTTGCGGGCTGCACCGGCCAGCTTCTTGTCGTCGGCGTTGGCGTTGCAAGTAGCCTGTACGTCCGGCGTCATGTCAGTGATGCACTTCTTCGTGAAGGCAGTCTTCGCCGCGCCGGCGAGCTTCTTGTCGGTGGCCTGACCGTCACAGGTAGCCCGAGAAGCCGCGACCGCGTCGTTCGTGCATTTCTTCAAGGTACTGGCCTTGGCCGCACCGGCCAGGTTCTTCGCCGCAACCTGGGCAACGCAGGTGTCGCCGGCTTGAGCGGCGAGGGGGATCATGGCGGCGATCAAGGCAAGGGCGGCGATTCTCATGTGGCATGTCCAGTAGAGGCTGACTGCCGGACTCTAGCCCTGCTTGGCCGGATTGCGCCAGTCCCAGAATGCCGCCGGGGCAGCAGCCGGCTGATTCACGTTGATCTGTTGTGCCTGGCCCTGATGCGTCGTCCTTCGAGCGGACCGGACCACGGGACGCACGTCGCCTTGGCCTGGGTCGGCGTGAACACAAGCCAGCGTTGGTACTTGGCCCGATCGAGGATCACCGGCATGCGCTGTTCTTCTCGTGGGACCGTGGTCGCTCCTTGGCCCCGCCACGACTGAACGACGATAAAACGGCCGGACAATCTGGCGGCACAGGAAGCCCCTGCGGCGCCGAAAACAGCGCACACCATTCCCATAGCCAGCACCAGGGATGGAAAATCGTCATCCGTCAACACCTAGCAGAAGGGAGCAGTCATGGCGTTGCCACCCGGACTTCTGACCCTTACGTTGGGCTTCGCTGCTGGCTTGGCAGTGCTGACCGTCGGATACGTCGTGTATCGCCTGATGGTGCGATGGATCGAGCACAAAGAGCGCAAAGCCGATCTCAGAGCCCGAGAGCAGCTCCATTGGCCACCGACAGACAAGCCGCCGCGATCAAGCTGAAGCCTCACAAACGCAGCGGCCATCGCCAGAGCACATGCTAGTCGTCCCTCTCTCCGGGGATTCTGCATGCGGGACCTGGCAACCACTCCACCACGACGCCAAAGTCTCGCAATCGCTTGTTCATGCGGCCGACGATGCTCTCAAGGCGCATCACTTCCCGATCCTCAATGGGAGTCAGGTACCAGCCCTGCGCATAGAGCCTCACGTCCTGCAGCGGGCCCTCTGTCGCCTCCTCTGTGCCCGCCAGCGAGATCCAGTGAGAGGTGCAGCCGAGCAAGACCGCATCGCGCAACGGCGGAATAGGCGTCTTGTCGACGGCCTCAAAGGTGGCCACACGCACCATCCGATTTTGGTCGTACTTGTCCTTGACTGAGAGGCGACCGCGGTGCGTGATGCGCTCGATTTGCCACGACAGTTTCCCTCGGTCGCGGAGGCGGGACAGCAAGAACTCCATAGCGAAATACTGTATTTATCAACAGTATGCACCAAAGCGCATCCGGCGGACTGGGTGCTGGAGACGGACGCGCGCCTCGCAGAGGAGACCCGGTCGTTTTTCACAACGACCGCTCTGCAGGGACAACGACCCGTCGGTCTTCGACAACGGGCAATCGGTTCACGACGCTCGTTCGGAAAACGCTCCCACCAGCGACCGTCATGGATCGACAGACTTCGCGGCAACGCAACGTTGCCCTCTAAGTCCTATGTCTGTTCAGACCGCCGCCGTGCTGATGGGGCACTACAACGCCGCCCGCCTGCTGGGCGACAAGTCGGTGTCCTCTGACGCCATGTTGGTCATCGATGGTCACGAGGAACTCACGCTGCTGACCAAGCAGTTCCCGTGGCCTGTCATTGGCGTCATGGGAGAAATCGAAGTCCCCGGGCCGATGGGCATGCAGAGCTGGCAGCCACAGGCGCTGAAGACGGCGCACCAGGGACCGCTGACGCTGTCGGAAACTGTCTCCGGTTCGGTGGCCAAGTTCCTGGCCGACGTGGCCATCGGCGGGGCTAAATTCCAGGCGACGGCCTACGAAGGAACACCCGAAGCCTTCCACTACGCGTGGAAGCTGCGCGACTGCTTCTTTGTGCCGGAAGCGCCGGACCGTGACTGGGAGAACCGCAGCCAGGTGACCAACGTAACCGGCACGCTGTTCTTCCACTTCTTCGGTGAGAAGGTCGCCGGCAACATCTTTGTCTGAGTCAACTTCGTGACGCTCGCTGACTTGGTCGCCGAGTTCGTGGCGACGCGCTCGCCCGGATGGCTAGTACTGACGGAGGCTGAAGCCGCCGAATGCGCGCTTGCGGCGTTGCGCTTCTATGCGGCCCACGGCGCGGTCGCAAGCCTCATGGCTGTCGATCCGGACGGGCTGCCGGTCGACACGTCCGTCGATCTGCGCCCGATCCAGATCGAGGTGGAGTTGACGACCGGCGAGTGGTCGATCGTTCGGCCGCTGTTTGCGCTGTACGTCGAAAGAGAACAGGCCTTGCGCCTGGAGGCCAGCCGCGCAGCGGGGCTGGATGTCTATGGCCGGCCGGTCAGCGAGATTGCCGGGGACATCGCCGTGATGGAAGGTCCAGAGGGCGTCCCCTCTCGTGCATTCGCGGCGGCGGCCGTGACGGTGGAGTAGCCAGTGAACGTCTACCCACCAGATTCCTCCACGCCTTTGCGTGGCGACCTGATCATGCGGCTGGTGCTGCGCACGGACCTTACGCCGGTTCCGGCCACTGTCGAGCTGACCGTACGCCAAACCGAGGAGACTCAAGCGCTGTTGACCGAGGGCGCCGTGATCCGAGTTGGATCGGAACAGGTGGCGTTCACACTGGTCAAGGTCCAGCACGCTGACGATTCGGGCCGGGCCGGTGGCGCTCATGTGCAGGGGGATCGCCTGCTCAGCTCGATTTCTGCAACGGGGCTGCTGGCGTCCTGTGAACCCATGGCCCGACCGCTCGGGCGAGCCGTGATCCGTGAGCGAACGACGCTGGGTGCCATCTATCGCGCGTGTGGGGCGCAGGCGCGCATCGACGGAGATTTCACGGCGCCTCTGTTCTCTGCGTTCGTGGGCATGACACCGTCGTTCGAGGTCGCTAAGGTTCTGCAGGAGGAGGCCGGCGCGTTAGTCTATGACGCTGGCCGGATAGGGTTTCGAAGGCTCGCCGAGCTGCGCAACGCTAGGGCGACCCAGTTCGTCCGCGGTGACGCCGCCGAGCGCTTGGCCAGTACCTTCCTCGAACGCCAATCCATCCCCTTCGGTGTCAGCACGGCGCCAAGCAACGCTTTCGTGATCGGCCGGCGGGGCGTCGCAAGGCGCGCGCTCTACCGCCCCCGCGCCGATGCGCGCCTGCTGAACAACCTGGGAACGACGTTGGTGATGTCCAGAAAGCTGCGCAACGCGCTGTCGCCCGACATCAACGCGGGTGCTCGCATCGATGTCGATGGCGAGCCCTACATCGTCATCACCGCGGCCCATGTGCTGGCATGGGAGCAGCCGGGTCGCCAGGAGACCTATTCGCTGTACTGGCTGGGCGAGGTGAGTGCATGAACATGTTGCCCAGCCTCTGGCCCGGGGAGGTGGTCAGCTATGACCCCGCCGCGCGCGCATGCCGCGTCCGAATCGAAGGGATCACGGACGGCAGCGACACCCTTCCTGAGGCTGTGTTCAACAACGCCCTTGGGGACAACGCGGCGACGACCGAGATTCGCATCCTTCCTGGCGACCCGGTGTGGCTCATGTTCGAAGGGGGTGACCCGAGGTTTCCGATCATCATGGGCTACCGCACGCCGCGGACGGCCAACACCAGCGGCTGGCGGCGCTGGCAGCACGCCAACGTGCAGCTGATCGCCGAGGACACGATGCTGCTGACGGTCGGTGGCACGCAAGTCTCGATCACCGAAGGCCTCGTGGCGATCACAGGCGCCGACGTCACGATGGACCAGAACCTGACCGTCAGCGGAAGCATCGTGTCCCAAGCCGATATCACCGCCGCCGGCAACGTTGCCGATGCGGGCGGGGCCAAGACGATGTCCGGAATGCGCGATGTCTTCAACGCTCACCGGCACCCCGGCACGGATGGACCTACGACTCAAATGTGAGCCAAGACGACCACCATGAAATCCATCCTCTTTGATTTTGAGAAAGCCAAGGACAAAGCCTTGGTGACGGCAAGCCGGTTGTTTCAGAAGGCGGGCGTGCAGGTCGTCAGCACCGACGTGGCGCAGACGCTGTCCAAGCGAGCCGGGGTTGCGTTTCGCTCGATCGCTTTCACGTTCGCCGATGGTCAGGTCGTGGTGCTGAACGTCAAGACGACCGGTGATGTCTTCGAGGTAAAGGTCAACGGCTCAACCGTTCCTCTTAGGCATCAGGACGATCACGGCGAGGCCATCGCCGAAATCGCCGGTTGGCTTGAACGCAAGCGTGCGGCGTTTCTACGAGCGCTGGCCAAGGCTAACGTTCCAGTTCCGGTCGGTATTCGCGTATCGGCTGCGAACACGCTGACTGCCAAGATGGCCAGACGCGACGGATTGCTGGAGGCAGTCAGTCTGGCTCGCGATGAACTCCATCGACTGAACAACCGCCAGAAGGCTGCCGCGGCTCGGCATGGTTGA